CTACACCCACACGCCTGCGCCATTCATTGAGAGCTTGTTTTTTTTCTTCGGGTTTGGTTTTTTCCAACACAGTGGTCACACTGGGCACACGTCTACCATCTGGTGTAGCATACAATCTTTTGCCGTCTACTGATTCTCTGGACAATGTGTGATATTCAAATTTTTGTTTATACACGAAAACTTTCTCCGCAACCGCAACGGTCACGCTCATTAGGGTTACTGAATTCAAAGCCTTCATTGAGGCCTTGACGCACATAGTCCACAGTAAGCCCACGAAGGTATACTGCGTCTTTTTTTGACACTTTGATCATGAATTCTGGATATGTGATAATTTCTTCAAAGGGATCAAATGTGTCTACGTCTAAGTATTCTAACACATATGCAAGCCCACTGCAACCAGTGGTTCGAACACCTATGCGAATACCTGAACCACGATGTCGTTTTTGCAATAACTTGATTATTTTTTCTTTGGCGCGATCAGTTACTGATATCATGTTTTTTACGATAGTCTTCTACTGCGGCTTTGACAGCGTCTTCGGCCAAGATGCTGCAGTGGATTTTGACTGGAGGGAGAGCAAGCTCTTTAGCAATTTGGCTATTTCGTATGGATCCTGCTTCCGCAAGTGTTCGACCTTTGACCCACTCTGTAACAAGGCTTGAGCTCGCGATAGCCGACCCGCACCCGTATGTTTTGAATCTTGCATCGGTAATAATCCCATCTTCAACTTTGATTTGGAGTTTCATTACATCGCCACAAGCAGGTGCTCCTACCATGCCAGTGCCCACGTCTGGATCATCCTTAGAGAAGGAACCCACGTTACGTGGGTTCTCGTAGTGGTCGATTACTTTTTCAGAATAGGCCATTTATCGGACTGCTTCTGTGTGTTTGTGTTTAATACTCTTTTTAAGAATCTTAAACCAGAACTTTTTTACTTTTTCCATGTTGTGATCAAACTCAGCACGGTTAAGTTTTCGAATTAATTTATCTAGTTTCATATTAGTTGGGTACCGCTACAATACGTTTAATACCAGTCTGTGGATCAATCATTTCTTGCCAATGATAGCCCACAGGAGGTGCTTGAACCACAGGTTGTTGAACTACCACACTAGGTTGTTCTACTACCACAGTGGAAGGACGACTCAGTTCGTAACCTACTACTCCGCCGATCAATGCAGGAGCAACCCAGCAACCGCCACATCCGTATCCACCGTGGTAGTAACCACCATACCGATATGGACCGTGTGCTTGCGCATTCACAGTGCCTAACAAAGCAAACATTGATAATGCTAATGCCAATTTTTTCATAACTACCTCCTTGTTGGTTATATTACTATAACGCCTTGGACAAGTATTTAGTATACTTGGTTTTGAAAATTATGTCAAGTTATTTTTGATTTCGGCGTAGGGCCTTTTTGGCATTTTGGTTAACTATGTCTTGTGCTTGATTAACAGACATACCACCGTCAGCAGGTTCGTCATTGCCAATGAACCGAACCACACCTGAATTTGGATCCAACGGTTCCAAAATATTATTCAATGGCTCTTGATTGATCAAATCGCCTAGGTTTTGTGGAGTGACATTTACTCCCATGCTCTTGGCAATGTCAATAAATGCATCTTGGCTGATTTCTTTTTTGGCAGCTTCATCGCCAGCACGACTACTCAAGAACATACTGATGGCCGCTAATTTTTTTGCATTGGCGGCCACTGGATCTTCAGCAAATTCACGAATTTTCATTATCTACGACCACGACCCAATGCAGCACGTGCTGGTTGTCTTTCAGGTTCTGGTTCCAAGTCAATGTCAGGAACTTGATCTGCTGGATTCATTTCTTCCGGAGCTGGTGCTTCCATTCCGGCATCCATACCGTCTTGTCCAGGAACCATGGGTGCTTGTCCTGTGACCACGCCTAGTGCTTGTTCTAGTTGTTGTTTGGCACCTTGTAAGTTTTGCAAAAGGCCTGCTAAAGCAGTGGTAGCATCTGTGTTGAACTGCATGGCTTGATCAACACCAACTTGATCTCGAATCTGTTGAACTAAAGCAGGCAGATCTTTGAACTGCATGCTACTGACTTCTTCGCTCATCTTTTGCACTTGGTCTACCATGTCTTGGCTGGCCAACACAACTTGAGCTTGTTGAATTTCACTTTCACGTAGTGTGCGATAAAGACTATTGCGCAAACGAGTTTCCATTTGAGCCGATGGCATCATGGCCACAGAAGCAACCAATTTTTGTTCGTCAGGATTTAAATTTTGACCTGCCACTGCTTTTTTCATTGCAGCCTGTTGCTTGGGGTCTTTGATTGAAGCAAGTTTCTTTGCGGCTGCGGCAGTTTGTGCATTGGCCACTGTGGGGTTCACTGGTGGCATGCCTGCGGTTGACTGTGCTTGATTCTGGGTAGAACCTGCAGTGGATCCTACAGACACTGTGGGTGTTTCACGCAGACGTGTTGCCAAGCCTTGCTCCATCATGACCAACTTTAAGTATGAAGGATTTTGTTCGCTGGTGTGGAACTCAGGCTGACGACGATGTTCTGTAATCAGTGATCTCACACGACCCAGCATGTGACGTGCTTGGGGACGAGTAAGTTGGTCAAAGGCAACTTGACCACCAAAGTAACTTTCCATTACTTTAGCGACTTGTTTTGTGCGTTGTGGCGCGGCCAGTTCTTGCAGTTTCATTTGTGAATCCTCGTTGTTGTCTATATTTAGCCCAATTAACACATTTGGAGAGTTCTATCTCCAGCGCTTTTTTGTATATGATTTTGCTTTCTAGTTTGGTACCAATATCTTCTCGAAATTGGGCTTTTTTACTTTTATCAGCCACTGCAGATCTTACAAAAATATCATTTTTTAACAGTTCTATTTTGCGGTCTATGACCAATATTTCTCTGGCCAAAGTGTAATTGCTGTATTTGTCTGCAATACACCAGCTGACAGCATTGCGTGTGCTGGAAAATACTGCTATTTCCTGATCGTTGTAGAATACTCTATATCCTGGACGCACTGACTCAATACGATATTTTCCAAACAATTCATAGTCGCCGTTTTCGTTTTGCCATACAAGATTGGTTTGCCCATCTTGAAATTCGCTGATAACTATGCGCTCAAACTCAGAATCTTTTAACATCATTTAAAAACATAATGGGACAGCAACCAGCCTACTGTGGCCATAAGAAAACCAATTATACCTATGCCCCAGGCTATCAATTGGTCAGTGCGCTTGTCAGCCATTTTTTCTACCATGCTGTGCACTTCCACTATCATGGTTCTAAGGCCTGATAACTTGTCTTCCAGCACAGTCAATTTGTTTTCGAGTGCGTTGTATCTCTCAGCACACAGTTCGACGTGAGCTTCCAGGCTTTTCTTTTCAATTTCAGTAGTTTCCAACATAATAGTTTTCCAATCAATTATTTATGGTCACAAGGTCAAACCAGATGTTTTGGTCAGGTCCTGAGTTTATTATTTCAGATGCTAGTTCTGTTTGATTATCAAGGTCTACAATCATGGGCACGCCCTGCGAGTCTGTTCTCAATACCACAGTAGGGTCCGAACTGTCGCCAAACACTCCGTCTGATTCAGTGGCAAATTCAAAAGTCCAAACAAAATTTTCCTGCACAGGTGTTGTGAGATCAAACAGCTGAGTTCGCATGGATATGATCTGTGTTATGGTTTCCCAATTTCGTTGTTGATTCCTTGCACGATTCCAAGTTACGTAATCATTAATCCATTGACCAGTGCTATCTTGAAACGGCATCCGTGCAGATTTTATGTGTCCTGTGACACCAGTGGCAGTGATATCAAAAAGTGTTCTACAAATAAATCGCATTGATTGTGCGATCAACTTTTACTGAGTTGATAGATAACTTTTGCTCTTTCCAGTGCATCTTGAAGGGCTGCGTTAGTTTTGGCAGCTTGACGTATTTGTCCCCAGAGCTGATCTTCTTTTAATTGTTCGTGTAGGTCCATGGCTCTGGGACTTTGACTATGTAGCTGTCGCTGGGGCGATCCTGATTCACGCACATAGATTGTTTCGCCACCATCAGGAGATTCGTAGATAACTGCTTCAGTAATTTTGTTGACCATCATATTGTATGTATTTAATGCCAACAAAAAACCCCAGGTTTTATTCTGGGGTTGTAGTGAACTAGTAACGGATTACTGAGTTGTGAATGATGCAGTAGCTGAAACGTTACCTGTTGAGATACCGATATTCAAACCACCTGTTGCATTAGCTTGTTGAGCTGCGGCAACCAAGTTTGCAGTTGTGTATGCGCCTGTGGGGAACAAAGCAATATTCAACACTTGTGGGTTAGCAGGGCTAACTTGATACATAGCAACAGTGCTAGTTTGTTGAATAGCTTGCAACACATTAGAAACATAACCATAAGCATTACCAGCGCCAGACACTCCCAAAGAACTGTTGGCAGTCAATGAGAAGAAGTCAAGTTTGGGACCTTGAAAGTTTGTTACGCTTGCGTTGGCAAGGTTAGCGGTCTGAGCGGGGTTGCCGTTGAGAACGTCGGTTGCGAATACTGGTTGTGCACCACCTGATACTGGGACAATATATGCCATTTTGAAAACTCCTTAATATATAGGCTCTCGCCTTGCACTTATTTACCTTTTGACTAAAAAATCAGGAGTTAGGTATGGTATCTGGGTTGTTTAAAGCACGGTTTCCTGCAGAGAAACCAAATCTATTGACCAGTTTGGCACGACCTGCAGGTGTGGCCAACACCCAACCTTCTTGACCAGGTTGTTGACGATCCAGTTGTTGTAGGAGATCAGTTTTGAGATCATGCAGTTTTAAAAACGCTGTGAATGCTGCAGTGATACCTTCCATGTTGGATCTAGGACTTTGCAAGTATTCTACAATGTTGGCAAATTTTCTAGGTGTAACATTGGTGCGTAACCAGTCACCAAAGCCAGGCAATAGATTATCAAAATTTGTAGTAATTCGTGAATTGATATAGCGTTTGCAAAGAGCCGGCAAATCTGTGATGCCATGTGCACGAAGATCTATAGGGCTAAACAGTTGGTCAATGGCTGCACCATGAGCTCGTAGTAGTTGTTTGATCTCAGTGACCAGACGGGCATTGAGACGAACATTTTGTATTTCTTTAACATTGGGTGTGATCAACAACAGGCCAGGCACTGATTTTAGTTTAACATCACCCAAGGGCTCAGCAGGACTCATTGGATCAGCAATTCTGGTGTGTATGGCCACACCCACTTCACTATTGCCAATTTCTTGTCCCAGTTTGCTGTCTGCAGGAATCTTGTATTCAACAAAATTGGGTCTAAACACATAGGCGCCCGACACTTCTGGAGGAGTCTGTGTGTAAAGCAAATCGCCTTGAATGTATCCTTGAAAGTTAGCAGGCACTGC